GAACTTAGTATATACAAAGGAGAACCGTATACTCTCCCCTTTAGGGGGAGTATATACAGGTATACTAAGTCTGTACACTAAGTATATACAGGAAGTTTTTAGGGTTGAGTATAGTAATGAATAAATTAATTCACTATCTTGTAGATTCATTTAGAGGCATTCTAAGAGCCTTAATTAAACACTTCTATACAATCATACCAAAAGCAACAGTAATGACAACCAAGGACCTTCTAATAGCTTTAGCTAGCCCCTCAATGCCTAAAGGCAACACCAAGTTGGAGATGTTTAAGTTTTACAACTCTATGGTCGGCAAGAGTAAATACTTTCCGAGACAAGAGAATCCAAAGACATCTTGTGGTAGTTGTATCCAAAGGGTGAAGACTTCTATTTGGAAATGGTATCATAGCGATGAGACCTCTCCGACATACGATTGTTTAACGTTTACAGGTAGGTTTGCAGCCCACAATATTCCTGTGTATGTATACGAGGAATAATGGCAGTAGTTAGAAACAACAACGGTAAGATAGTTAGGGGCCAAGGTGCGGAGCTAACGGAGTTGCAAACCCAGTTCATAGACAGGATTGCCGAGGAGGGTATGGAGTGTTCTAGTAAGATAGCTAGGGAACTTAATTATACTTCCTATTATCGGGATAGGCGAACCGTAGGAACTGCATTCCATCGGGAGCTTATGGCTATAGCTAATGCGGAGATGAAGAGTATCGAAGCAGCCAAAGGAACCAACCTAACGGCTTTGATTAAGATACGAGATGTAGCCTTGTCCAATGGAGATACAAAGGCAGCTATGGAAGCTATTAAGATAATTAACGATATGCAAGGTTATAAGGCTCCTACGAAGGTGCAACAGACCAAAATAGATGTTAAAGCGACTATTGATCTTACTTCCAAGGAAGAAGACGAGGATATTGATTATATTGATATTTAATGGAGTTAAAACTATACAACCCTACTAAGCCTCAGAAGGACTTCTTGAAGATTATTTACGAGGATAAGCCTTTTATAACCTTAGCTGCTATGGGGCGGCAAACGGGGAAGACTTATGCGATGATGAACGATGCTGTAATGAGGGCATTGAATAACAAGAAGCACAGGATGTTCTGGGTAAGCCCTATACAGGAGCAGGCCAATAAGGTGATGAAGGACATAGAGGCTATGTTTAGCTCGCATCAAGAGGTGTTTAATCAGATTATAACTAGGTTTGATAGAAAACACAATGAGGTTTATTTTTATAACGGTAGCTTTATTAAGTTCCGATCTGCCGAGGCGGGGGATAACCTGCGTGGGGCGACCTTAGATTTTATCTACATTGATGAGGCTGCCTTTATCAAGGAGGCATTTATCAACGAAGTGCTGCTACCTATGGTTACCCGGACCAATGGTAGGGTGGTTATGTCGTCTACATTTAATGGTAAGAACTGGTACTGGGAATGGTATCAAAGGGGACTCAAGGAAGATAACTTTAAGCAGATAAAGTCTATTAAAAAGACCTATCTTGACTTAAACGACCATAATGTGGAGGAGACGGTGCTAGGTATACGCAAGAGTATGACGAAGGCACAATTCAATCAAGAGTTTTTATGTAGACCCGTTAGTGCGGATGCATTGTTTTCTGATATTGAGGATTCCATTACTAAACAACTACCCCTAGAATACGAACGGATATACATCGGTATGGACATTGGTGTCGCGCAGGATTATACGGTGCTTACTGCGATGACTGAGGATTATGCGGTTATTGATATTGATAGGTTCAACTTTAAGGAGCAAAATATGGATTCGGTAGAATTCAAGCAGCGCATTAAAGACTTTTACCTTAAACACTTTGATAAACTTGCGGCGGCATACTTTGAGGTTAATAACAATGATTTACTCTTTGATGAGATCACCGATGACGACAGGATGTATAAGATGATACCCTTTCAGACAACGAGTAAGAGCAAGCCAGAGATAATTAAGAACCTTATTAAGCTCTTCGAAGATCACAAGATTAAAATACCCGAATACGATGTGTTGGTAAAAGAATTGTACGACTACAAAAGTAAGCGCAATCCTATTACTGGAAACCTACAGTTTAGCAATACCGAAGGAAAGCACGATGACTGTGTGATGAGCCTAGCCATTGCGGCATACTGCGCGGTAGAGGAGCAGGACGGCGGTATAACAATGTTCTTATGATATCACTGCGCCAGCATATACAGATAATGGAGCATATCCAATCGGGTAAGTCTCCAGAAACCTTGATTGAAGAAATGAAACCTCTAGAGGCATTGGACTTCTCAAGATCCTCAGAGAAGACATATCCTATAACGGACAACCTTAAACAACCAAAAACAAATAAAAGGTTGTATACAAACGTCCAAAGTCTAGTTCTAGGCCAGTTCATAATGCTTGAGCAAATAATAACAGGTAAGACAAAACTACCCGATCACTTAGTAGACCTTGAGATAGCGAAGCTGGTTATTAGACCTAAAGAAAACGAAGTGTTTGATAATGAGGATGTTATGAAGGATAGGCGTAATCAAGAAGACATTCTAGATATGGATGTTAGAGAGGTGTACTGGGTTTTAGACAGTTTTATAGAAAATAGAAACCAAACATTGTTCAAGGACTTCGCTGGAGTGTTTTATGACGCTCAAGATGATTCGGAAGAGGAAGAACAAGAAGAAGAGGAAAAGACTTCGGATATGCTGTTTAATCAACAGTGGTATTGGTATTCTATTGTTAGGACTCTAGCCAATGAAGATATAACTAGATATAGTGAGATATATATGCTTCCTATGAGTACGGTATTGCCGGAGATGTCTTATTTAGCACAGCGTAACAAGATAGAGTCAGCAAAGCAAAGGCAGAGCCAAGCTATGCGTAAATTGTAAATTAAGAAAAGACTGCTGTGAACGATTTAACAACTATATACGAGTTATTCAAGACATTCGGAGACTCCCACGGTATGATCAATGAGTTCAAGCTCATAGGTTCGCTGGAGGACCTGCAACAGATTGAAGTATCCCACAGAGGTATGTATGTTAACCTAGATAGCGCAAATGTATCTAGAGACAATAATAATCCCGTTTATGATATTCTATTCAATGTAATAATTATAGACAAGGTAGCCTTGGATGACGAGATGGGTCTTATAAACTCAAATCAAGAGAACTTGTTTGTTATGGGTCAACTACAAGATTACTTTGGAGACAACTTATTGGGAGAAGACAGATTTGACGAAGTTAATCTGCAAGGATTCTCTGCTGATGATTATAATATAACTACCGCTACGGCGAACTGTAGTTTCTCTGTAGGTAGAAACCCCGGCAATAGAGGTATAGATGTCTAATCCAGCTATAGAACGCCGACTACAAAGGATTGTACTGAATAGAAAGTCATCGGGTGAAGCAACAAAGCAACAACGAGGTGCCTTAATGTTCTATGTTCAAGACGAATTAAATAAGGGAAAGGTAATTACGTTACTTAAAAGAAACCTCAGCGGACCACAAGACAAAGAAGGAAGGCCTTATGATCACAGAGCAACGGGTTTTTTAGAGAAATCTATAAATCCCACTAAGGATGGGCCAAGGGTATTTAATAAACGATTCTTAAGAGTAAGTTTAATAGGTGATAGATACTTAGGTTTAGGTATAAACTTAGATGAGTTCTCCGTTAACATAGAAGCTGCCAGCTACGCTCAAGAGCTTAGTGATGGATATTCATCGTCTGATGTAACGCAAGACAAGGTAGCTAGGTGGATACAAGCGAAAGCAAGAAGAAACCCAAACAGTAGGTGGCAAGCAAGCTATAAAAGAAAAGACGGTTATGAAACTTTTAATTATTACGGAGATAAGGTAACTCAGTCTATAGCTATGTATATAGCAAAGCCTATAACGGATAAGCTACAAGTAAATGGATATGCGGGTAGTGGCTGGATGGAATTCCTTCAAGGACCCGCAGGACTTAAGGGCGCGCTAACCCGCGCCTACGGAAAGTATCTCAATGACTACCCCGCGTATACTTGGGCTACTATGACAAACAAGATTAATAAAATGTTAGAAAAACTCGAGAAATGAGTGAGGATAAAAGACTATCAAGTTTAAAAACTACGCTAGACAAAGTAGCAGGTGTTGTTGAAAAACTAGCAACTAAACTTCAAGAACTTAACAGCCAAATATCACAGTTAGCGGGCAACTCTACTAAGTTAAGTAAGGCGCAGGCAAAGACAGCTAAAGAAACACAAAAGGCTACTAAGGAAACGGAAAAAGGAGCTGAGGCTACTAAAAAAGCCAATAAGGAAAGTAAAGGATTTTTCTCCAATATGGGGAAAAATATCAAAACCATTATATCTTTCTATGGTGCTTATCAAGTATTAAACCTTACCGTAAGAGCGTTTAGCGAGCTTACAGTAGGATCCGCTAAGAGAGCTATAAAACTAGAGAAAGCACTAGCAGATTTAAGAGCTGTAGCAGGATTAACTGCTGACGAGGTGTCAAGACTTAAGGATGTAGTTTTTAGTGTAGCAGGAGTTACTTCGCTTACAGCAACAGAGGTTGTGTCTTTACAGAAAGAGCTTGCTAAATTAGGTACACCAATAGAAGAGATAGAAAACCTAACTAGACCTATTGCTCTTTTGTCTCAAGCACTTGGTGAAGAGCCTGGAGGTGTAGCGGCAACATTAAAGAAAACACTTAATCAGTTTCAAGCAACATCGGAAGAGGCTGATAATTTTGCAAACATAATAACGGGAGCAGTAAACGAAAGTGCATTATCTCTAAACGACTTAGGTACAGCATTAGGTTATGTTGGTCCATTAGGGGCGCAGTTAGGCGTTAGCTTTGAGGAAACAGCAGCATTGCTTGGTATCCTAGCTGATAACGGTTTTAAAGCCTCTAAGGCAGGTACAGGACTTCGTTCGTTCTTTATCGCAGCAGCGAAAGACGGAAGACCGTTTAACGACTTTTTAGAAGATGTTGGTAATAGAAACTTAGATGCTGCTGAGTCTGTTCAAGTATTCGGTAAGGTAGCTGCTTCACAGTCTATTGTATTAGGGAACAATATAGAAAGATATAAGGAGCTATCACAAGAACTTCAGAATTCAGATAGACTTTTTAAAGCCAATGCTGTTCAGATGGCTTCTACGCAAGGTCAGTTAGATTTGTTATCTTCTGCTTATGATAAATTCTCTACAAATTTAGGTGCTGCTATAACTGGGTCTAAAGTCTTTATCAATCTTATAGCTATATTAGATAAAGAAGCCTCTGGCCTTGCGGGAGCATATAGGATATTAGCTGAAGAAACAGAAAGCACAAAAGAATTAACTGATGATTTAATTGAATCTTTTAGGAAGTTTGAAAAAGGAGAAGAAAGTCCAATAAGTCAAAGCGAGGCACTAGGTAGAGCTTTAAGGTTAGTAAGGGAAGAAGGTGAGTTCTCTAAATCAACAATAGACAATACATACGGATTGTTAATGTTCTATTTAAAACAAGGGAAAGACTTACAGGAAGCTTTTGCTTTAGCCTCTCAAAAAACCGGTAGAGGTCAATTGAGATTGTTGACCACTACAAAAGAGCTCGTTGAGTTGATGTATCAGCAATCAAAAGGTATAGATGAAGCGTACATAGCTCAAGAAGCAAACAATGAATCTGTAAAAAGATACAAAGAAGAATACAGCGCGCTACAGGCTTTGACAAAATCCGGGATCAAAGTAGATAAAGAAAAGCAACAGCTACAAGAACAGATAAATATAGATATCTCTAGGTATGCCGGAGAACTAGAGGGTATAAAGTCCATAGGTCTTTCTAGAAACATCACTAAAGAAGAAGAGGAAAGACTACAAGTCCTTGAAAAAAGAATAGCACTTCTAAAGATAGAGAAGGAAAAAATAAATGAATTAAAGGTATCTGATAAAACGCTAGCTGATCAAAGGGTAGCGCAAGACAAGGAAGCAGAAGAGAGATTTAAGTCTGAACTAAACGACTATATTGAGCGTATTGAAGAGACTGAAGATGCAATAAATAATTTACGAGTTGAAGTGGGAGAATCTGCTTTCCCTACCCAGATTGATTTATTAAATGGATTCTTTGGAGGTGCAGAAGACATTATTGCGGAGGCTACTAAAAGATTCGGAGCGGATTCCAATTTTGTCAAAGGTCTAATAAAAACATTTAAGGACACTGCTGATGAAATAAGTGTTCAATTACCAAAGGAAGCAGGTGAACCTATAAACCTAGCCTTAAAAGGTGTGTTTGGAGCTGACGGTGTTGATCTAGCTCAATTGGACCTTGCCCCTATATTTGCTCCGGAACAAGCAAAAAGCCTGTCTGAGAGATTTAAAGAGTTGTTTAAGGATATAGAATGGGGAGAGGTTATAGTTGAAGCTGTAGATACTGCTGCTGAAGCTTTAGACGGATTCAGCGATGTAGCGTTTGAAAATACTAAGAACAGATTAGATCAAGAAATTGATTTGATTAGAAACAGATATGAAACTGAAGAAGACATTCTAAAATCTCAATTGGACAATCAATTGATAACCGAATCACAGTTTAGACAAAAACAAAGTGAACTTAGAAAAGCACAGGTAGCGGAAGAGAATGACATCAATAGACAGATATTCAATGCTGAAAAGAAGCAAGATAGACAAGATGCGTCAACCGATTATTTGCAAGCTATAGCTTCTATTATACCTACATTGATCGCTTATGACAAGACCGCGGACCCCGTAAGTGTTTTGACAAAAGCAGCCATAACAGGAGGTTTAGCCACAGCAGCTTACGGAGCGGAATTATCTGCAATTAGCCAAAGGAAATTCTTCCCTAAGAAATTTGCTGAAGGGGGTGTGGTTAGCGGACCATCCCACGATCAAGGAGGTGTACCTTTTTCCGTTCAAGGTAGAGGTGGATACGAGATGGAGGGTGGTGAATACATCGTCAATAAGAGAGCTACTTCTATGCATCGAGACTTACTTGAGCGTATAAACAAGAGTGGTAGAACTAAAGCAACTACTGGAAGTATGAGGTTTGCTGAAGGAGGATTAGTATCTTCACCTATGAATGAAAGTGTAGATTACCTAAAGGCTATTGCAGAGGCTACTACCTCAACAGCTATAGGCGTAAGTAAGCCTGTAAGAGCTTATGTTGCAGACAAGGACCTTCGTGGTAACGCTACAGAACGTAGAATTAGAGATAGAAACGACAGAATATAATGGCTGATTTAGTATTTAGACAAGGCATAGACCCTTCATCACCATTCGGTGGTATAGGTTTTACAAAGATTAAAGATAATGTTGTTAGGGCAGGTTCCAATATCGGTAATGTTATTCTTCGTGATGTAGTTAAGATTTCATACAACGACACTTTTCAGAAAGCTATATATGGTGTTTGTACAAACGAAGCAACAGGAGAGATAACATTTGATGAAAACATTTATCCCGTTGCATTAAGTACATTTACAGGTACTGTTTACAGATACAATGACACAGATGTAGAGGAGGTAAGTGTTTATAGAATAGGCGTAGATGTTGAGAACGGATTGTATTCAAAAGCTTACAATCAATATGCCTCAAACATATCTTATTCTTTAATCATACCCGCTAAAAGAAACGAATACTTTGGAGTATCTTCAATAATTATAACATCTCCCGATGTAGCATTTTTAGACTTGTGTGACAGCAAGGCATATGGTGTAGGTTTGTCAGAGATATCTTTAGACACCCTAAACAACAAGTTCAAGTCTTCTTTAGAATTTAATATCGCAACTCGTTAGTATGGAGTTTAAGTTAGAGATTAGTGCGGATAATGTCACATATAACGATGTTGACTTATTCCCAGAGCAGCAGTTAGAATATGATTTAGATTTCTACGATAGTGTAGAGATTGATAAGGTAAAGCTACCATTCTACACGAAGCTTCGTATACCACTAACTACAAATAACAAGGCTTCAAATAGGTTTGACTTTGACCCTGTAAACTCTCCTGCTTTAGATTTTCCAAAGGAAGATTTCTATTTTAAAATAACTGTATTCGGAAGTACTTCTACAGAGATAGCGGGTATACTTAATGTTGTTTCATTTGAGTACAACTCCGCACAATCATACATTGAGGTAGAACTTAAAGACTACTTATCAAAGTATTTAGCTAAAGTTAAAGACACAAAACTCGGAGAGTTATATACAGATAACTACTACACGACAAGACATACTTTTCAAGATTTTAAAAAGCTTGTTGTTTTCGGTGGTGAAGCAGGAATAAAAGGGACAAACCCAGACTATACAAGACCGATGTCTTTTCCATACATAGACTTCTGTAACGATGTAGATGGAAAGTTTGGCTATGGAGCAAGACAGTTTCTTGAGTACGGAACAGGTATTGACAGAACAGGTATTATGCCTGTGTTTTCTGTAAAGGAATTTTTACAATACTTAACAGCATATATAAGCTCTGCTGCATTCCCACTTCGGGTAGACTCAAAGTTATTTGAGTTAGGAAACTATGCTTCTACACCAGCATTTGCTGATTTTCAAGCGGAGAAGTTGCATATGGTTATACCATCACAACTACTTGCAAAAGAGGATGTAAACAGAAGAAACTTCTTTGTTAGACAAGCACCTGCTTGGTCTGGAACTAATCAGTCCTTGAACTCCTGTGAAGACCTTAATGGTAACACAAAGCTCATACACACCCAGTGGTTTGGCAATATGGAAACCGCGGGTAACTACGGGACTGATGGTGAGGGCAACCCGTTATACGCCACACAAGATTGGGGAGCTGAAAAAAGAATGGGTTTTTACCCTGCGGATTTAGATGAGGATGGAGATTATTTCTTTGACGGTATACGAGGTTTCTTTTGCCCTAAAGTATCTTTTAATGCGGACATAAGACTAAACTCTGGTGGTACATCTGTCTCTATAGAAAGACCGAAGTTAGAAATACCCGTAGTGGGTGAAGACAAACTCGTAGAGGCTATATATACGAATACCTCAACAATGAGGTTCAAGGTGTATGTAGGTGTTTATGAGGATGGATTTATGGCAAAGAAAATACCTTTGCAAGATTCTCAAGGTGATGATATCATTTTAACAATGCAGAATGTCTATGCTACGCAGCAAGGTAATTCCAACAAAGGAAGCAACGCTGACCCATATGACTACTTTCAGTGTGAAGAAGGACACGAGGACCACGGGGTTATATTTTCAAACGGTGCTATATGGCAAGACGTTATTTGGTTTGAAGACTTCACCGCATACTTCCCTCAAGACCAAGAGATGTTTATTAATGGTGGAAGTAGATATGGTGTAAACTATTTCATTGAGCCTTTAGATGGGGAGCTTGATGTTCGCTACGCGACAGCTTATCAACACGGAGGCAGCCACCACACAGCAACAGCATACGCGCAGAGCTTGTTCAGTGTAGGTCAATTAAGAAAGCTGGTAACAAGAATGTCAAGCTACGCTTCTTTAAACATTAAGTTTAATTCTAATGCTGACACTCTTTTGTATGAACTTACAGATGAGTTTGTAATTAGTGACTCTATAAACCAAACTTGTCCTTTAAATGTATCGGAAATACTTACAGCACTTTTAAAAAGATTTGACTGTGGTTTGTTCTACGAATTTGATGTAACTACTTCGGAACACATACTTCGCATAGACCCCCTATCAATTGTAAGAACGGGTAGCCAAAACATAAATAGTCTAATAGACGATTTAAAGTCTATAAAGATTAGTAATGGAGGAGATAAGGTCAAGTTGCTTGAAATAAACAACAAAGATTATAATTTATACTTTGACGATTTAAATAACGATGGTGTAACTATTGGTTCTACTCTACAGGAGATTAATCCAGAAGGTATCGTAGAGATTAAGTTTGACCTCAAGTCTTCTATATACTATCGTTCTGTTTGTGGTGATGACGCTTCAGATATGGATGGTAATCAAAACTTTCAGAATGGAGCCTTTAGCGAGAAAGAGCTTGGGTTCACAGCAAACATATTTACGAAGAACAAAGATGTAGGTTTAAGATTTGCGTATTTAGACAAGCCTTTATTTGCAAGCAATCTAAAGAAACCTTTTATTAAACTCAAAGGAAATGACCAAAGCGGTCAGATGATTACAGAGACAGAACGCATATATATAGATGTCTCTACACAACATACTTTTAACGGTAGACTTTCTTCAATAAATACTGCGGGTTGGAATCTAATGTTTGAAGATGAGAGTGGTGTTGTTACAGATACCTATACAAATATATTTGCAGCATCTGAAAAGATACTTCAAAGCGAGAACCCTCGTATAGAATTTGATATGGTTGTGCCTACATCTAATTTAGCTTCTTTAGACTTTTTCTTACAAACTCTTACCTGTACAAGGATAACTCCTGGTGGAATCCTCGTTAAGAGCGCAAGCGGTGAGGTGTACGATGATTTTGCTTACATTACTATAGAAGGGATATTGCAATAATTGTAAATTAATACAATGGCCACATACAACGACTACCCACGATCTGCTACTAACAACGCCAAGAAAGTTCTTGAGTGGAAGAAGAAGTATGGAAAGGAAGTTAAGGGAATGACTTCTGTGGGCTGGACTCGTGCCAACCAGTTAGCATCAAAAAGAAAACTATCGTATGACACTATTGCGAGAATGGCTGCTTTTAATCGCCATAGAAAGAATGCTGCGATTGACCCTAAGTATAAGGACACGCCTTGGAAAGATAGAGGCTATGTTGCTTGGCTTGGTTGGGGAGGAACAAGCGGTGTTAACTGGGCAATTAGAAAAGCTGAAAGCATACGAAACGGAACAGTTAAGGCAAGTGTTGATGTGGCTAACGTCCCGTGGGGTGACCGTAAAGTCAAGGATAAATATGTTTCGCAAGAAGATAAAGAAATGATTGACGGAATAGTTAATATTCTTGTTAATGTGAAAGATAAAGATAATCGTGCTGAACTTGCAGAAGCACAGATTGAAATATTAAAACAAGAAGTTAAGGATTTTGATGAAAAAGACTTTCTTCGTAGAATAGGACTTTAAATGGATAAACTACCATTATTTGATATATCATTAGAAGACATCGCTCAAGGGATGTACAAGATTTCTCTTGTAGATAAGCCTGCTATTGAGGAAGACTTCATCCACTTCAACGAAGTAGAGAAGGTACAGATGTTTGCTGATGAAAAGAAGAAAGAGGTTGTAGGACCGATTATGATTCCTAACAAGGAAATCCTACGCTTCTCACCCGAAATGGGATACTACTATGTACGATTCACTGCGGAGACAATCCAAGAGATTATGTACAAGTATTCTAAAGAAGGACTATTTAACGCATTTGGCATTAACCATCAGAATGATACTGACGATGTAGTGATGCTTGAAGTTTGGACTAAAGAGAGTGATAACGATAAGTCTGTAGACTATGGTTACAAGCTACCAAACGGAACCGTATTCGTGAAGGCAAAGATTGAGTCTGACGAATTATTTACTGCAATTGAAAATGGAGAGATAAATGGTTTCTCTATTGAGATTAAAGCAGATATTAAACCAACAATTAATAACGAAGAACAAATGAACGAATTTAGTTTTGGCAAAGAACTTGGTAAGTTGGAGGCTCAATTTGAGACGATGACTAACAAGTACGAAGCAAGAATTGAAGCTTTGGAGAACGAGAACAACTCGCTCCTTGAAGCTGTGACATCTTTTGAAGATAAGTTTGCTGGTATTTCTGATTTGAAGGAAGCCATTGAAATGATTCAAAAGCACATCGCGTCTATGGGTGACTCTCAAGAAGAGATGTCTGAAGACAAAGATGAAGAAGAAGAGATGGCTCATACTCCCGAACACAAAGAGGAGGAAGAGAAAGAAGAAATGAAAGATGACAAGTACGAAGCTACTAAAGAAGTTGCCGAGGAAGTCTCTGAAGAATTTACTGCTGAAGAAGAAACTAACGAGTTGGAAGTTGAGGAGCAATTTGCTGCTGAACAAAAGGCTGAAGAAGTTGAAGAAACAGTAGAAGACAAGACAGTAGTTTTTAATGGTATCACTTCTGAAAAGGTAGATATGATTAACAACTTCTTTAACCGCAAGTAATTATTGTAAATTAATTAAACGAATCCTCTTAAATTAAAATAAAATGAGTATAGTAATATCAAACTTGCCATACGGTGACAGACGTCCAGACCTCTTCATTGATACTATGGTAAAATCGGCAGCGGTACTAAACCGTTTCCGCCTTGTAGATGGTGTTAAAGCTAAAGTAAACGTACCTATCTTTGACGCTACATTATCTTTCGGTTCAGACCTTTGTGTATTTGACGGCAACTCTGCTGCTACAATCGGTGAAAAAGAAATGACTGTAACTACTTACAAGTGGTCTTTCTTAAACTGTAAAAACGCTCTTGAGTCTTCTTACCGTGGTCTTCTTTTGAAGAAAGGTCAGAACAACCCAGAGACTATGGACGCTGAGTTCAAGGATTGGGTATTTGACTACTTCGCAAAATTGTCTGCTGAGAAAGCATTGACTGTTGCAGGTACTGCATTGACTACTGAAATGGCTGCTGACGCTGCTGTATTGGACTACGATACTAACGCTACTTTGTCTTCTGCTAACATCCTTGACAAATTAGAAGGTGCTTACGAAACAATGAGTGACGTTATGTTGGCTGCTGTTTATGGTGATGCTGACCGTGATTTCAAACCTGCTATCTTCTTGGGAACTGCTGCTATGCAACACTACCAAATCGCTATCGCTGGTCTTTACACTACTACTCCACAAGGTGTTGTAGAAGGTGGTGTACCGAACTACTACGGTATGGAAGTTATTCACTTCCCATCTATGCCTGCTAACGAATTTATGATTGCTGCTGCACAGAACATCGTAATGTTGACTGATGAGTACAATGACGTTCGCGCAATTGATATGAAGTACGAAGCTGAACTAAGCTCTGACAAGATTTGGGGACAGTTCAAGTTAGGTTTCTCTTACTTGAAAGGTGAAGAGATTGTCTACGCTAAGAACTTCGCATAATAATAATTAGGGAAAGGGCTTCGGCCCTTCCCTTACTTTAAAATATATATAAAATGGCTTGTACTGTAACTCTTGCTGATATTACTTACGGATGTGATGATTTAGGTATTGGTGGTATTGTAGAACTTCACGTTTCTTCGCGTGCTGCTGCTCTTGCTGTCCTTACTAAAGATGCTGACAATCGTCAGGTATCTGCTGCAAGTGGTGCTGCTTCTGATGTAGTTCAATTCTCTTTCAACTTGAAAGATGGATTTTCTTCTTTCTCTGAAGTCAAAACCGCTAACGCTGATGGAACTTTTTCTACTGTTCCAACTATTACTGCTGAATTCCCAAAGATGGATGAAGCTCGTATTAAAGATTTAAACGCAATGTCTAACGGCGCACCAGAATTGGTAGCTTTCGTTAAGACTGCTGCTGGAACATACCACATTTGTGGTTTAGATTTCGGTCTATATGTTTCTACTATTGACGGTAACTCTGGAACTGGACGTGGTGAGAAAAACCGTTTCCAATTAACCTTAACTGGTGAGGAAGCTGGATTGTCTTACGGAATCGTAGGTGCTGATGCTGCTGCTAAAGAAGTTATCTTCGCTGCTGCAACTGCTTAATAGCAATCTTGTAAATTAACACAAGGGGGTGAGGCGAAAACCTCGCCCCTTTTTATTTAAAAATATATGGCTTTCAACTGTTCTATTCTTTTAAGCGATATTGATATCAATTGTAACAAAAGAGTTACGGGTGGTATCAAGAAAGCTGTCCTATTATTACAAAAAGACTTGACGATTACTTTCAGCCCAACGGATGAAACTCAAGTAACTCAAGTAGACACACTAAATACCGTAACCTTTGCTCATAACCCAAAGGACGGGACCACAACTTTCACAGAGAACAAGAATACATCTAACGGATTAGGAGTAGTATCTACGGATATCACTATCCAAGCTCCTGCTGTAGACAATAAGGTAAATCAAATAGACCTTATGAGCCGCAGAGAGGACATCTGCTGCGTTCTTTTACACAACAACGACACTGTGACTATCAGTGGATGGATGGATGGCTTAACGATGAACTATAACGCTAATAGCGGTACAGGAGTATCGGATAAATCTTTTGTTGATATAACACTAAATACTGAAAGTGGTATTGCTTCTTTAGCAATCAATGATAAAGCGGTGTTTAGCGACCAAACCATTTTTGATTAATGGGTTACTTAATTAGCGGCGGAACGGGATATATGAAGGATGCGGTAACGACTCCTTCTACAGAGAAGAACTACCTATATGTAAGAGGTGGTTATAGCGGTTCTGTTGTAAATTCAATAGAGGGAGAAGGATTGGTATTCTTCTTACAATTACACGATTAAATAAAAACAAAATATAATGGCTTACGAAACTATTGTTAAAGAAGGCAACTTCTATCAATCGGCTACAGGAGATTACGGGTTCCGTTTATTAGAGGCTGGTGAGGCTTCTACTTCGGGTGAGAGCTTTAGAGCTATCCAAGCGATTGAAGGTGCTGTAGTGACTACTACAACACAAGTGGGTGATGCGTTGACAAGTTTAGGACTTGGCGAGGGAACAATCATCTACGGTAAATTTGATAGCGTATCTTGTGTATCGGGCAAGGTATTAGCTTATAAAGCAGTGTAATGAACTATGTTAGGACTACTAAATACCGTCCTTTCAAGGGGTGGTTCACTATTAACCTATGTAAAGGATGGACTTGTTATGGCGAATAGATTTTTAACACCTCCTAAATTAACTTTTCCTGTTGATGCTTCGGCTGAATTTAACGGGACGAGTGATTATATTACCAGTTCAGCAGTACCAATGCCAAGCGGTGGTTCGCTTTTGTTTTGGTATAACTCCTCTGCATCTCCCTACGCTAAAGATGTTTTTTCAACTGGTTCCTCAACTGATGATTTTAGAGTTTTATTTAATTCTTTAGTTGGTTTTTATACGGGGGCAGAATACAGAGTCCAATCAAATGGACTATGGAACACGTCGGGAGAATGGGACCATTTTGCACTGACTTGGGATTCCAGCGGAACAAAATTGTTTTTTTTAGGAAGTCAAAAGGCATCAAACGGAACTGCACCAGCAAATTATTCCAGCGTCCCAACAATTGCATTTTTGGGGGGTAAATACAACAATACAAACTTTTGGGACGGCAACCTCGCCAACGTCGCGATATGGAACCGCGCACTTTCAAGCGATGAGATAAATTCCGTGATGTGGAAAACTTACGAGCAAGTATCTACTACAGAAAAGAGTGGATTACAGGCTTGGTATAAGTTAAGTGCAGACGAAGTTATAAGCGGTGACAGCACTGCTACGCTAACAACTTACGCTAATGCTAATGCACTTACCTTTGAAGCACCTGCGTGTGTACAGACAGCCTTAAACGGCTTACCAGATATTACTGATGCAAGACTATATTCTGCTAACTACGACATTAGAGTAAGTGCTGATGGTGGTACAGTAGAATCTTTATCTTGTGTTGAAACAGAATTAAACGCTATACTATGAGCAGCTTAAAAGATTTAGCGAGTCTAATAATGATACCATCTTTAGTTAAGGATGGAAGACTTGATACTGTAAAGCCTTTAGGCAATAGTATTATACATCCCGATGCTACGGGAAACAATGACGGTACTGATGGTAGTACACCTGCGGAGGGTAACTTTACATTTAGTAGGGGTTCAAATCTTGCTGCTACAAGGGTAGATGTTAATGGTCTTATTGAGAAGGGTAGAGAGAATCTTGTTACTTATTCTAATGAGTTTGATAACCCAAGTGGTTGGTCTTTATCGTTAGCGACTTTGACAGGTGGGCAAAGTGGTTATGATGGAACAAACAACGCTTATCTTTTAAACTCTATTGGAACAAATGCTCGTATCAATCAAAATTTAAGTCTTGATGTCTGTAATGTTTCCGTATATGCTAAAGCGGGAAGCGTTAATTTTATTCGTTTATCAACTGCGGTAGCGAATATGAACGCATACTTTGATTTAGCAAATGGTACTATTGGAACACTTGAATCGGGAGTAATTGATGCTACTATTGAATCCGTAGGAAACGGATGGTATCGTTGTGCAATGAGCGTAAGCAGTTCAAACACGATTCGTATATTAGTAGCCCAAGCGGATGGCGATTCAAGCGGAACAAGTGGAAACATTTACATCCAAGATTGTCAAGTAGAAAAATCAATGGTTGCTACTGACTACATTGAAACAGGAGCATCTACTGCACAAGCAGGTATATTAGAGGACTTACCGAGATTAGATTATAGTGGTGGTGCTTCGTGTCCTGCTCTTTTACTTGAGCCTCAAAGAACGAAT